CATTCGTAATAAGGCAGGACTACCTGATAACCTGTGGATCATGGACATGAGAAGGACAGGTACAACTGAAATGGTTGAGGCTAGTGTACCTTTGCCACAGATCATGTCAGTCACAGGTCATGCTAATGCTCAGTCTTTAAAACCTTATATGAAAAACACCTTGACATCTTCTTCAGAAGCCTATAGACTCCGTACTGCAACAGGCAAAGGTGATATACTGTGAACATACTTAGTTATGTAGAGGACTTAGACTTATCAGATGGACAAAAGCATAGAGGTAAATGTCCTGAGTGTGGTAGGTCAAATACTTTTACAGCTACTAATCAAATGGGTAAGCTAGTATGGAACTGCTATGCAAATAGTTGTTCACTCTCAGGTGCTAAGAACATACCAATGTCGGTAGATGAAATAAGGAAACGCATGAAAGACTTTAAAGTTGAAGAATTTAATGTATTTTATACAGAAGAAAATAATAAAAATATTAATGTAAAATTACCTGAAGTATTCTCCTTACCTGAATGGGTAAAACCTTACACTCCTTATGACTCTGACTTAGATGATTCACCTAAAGCAATAGTAGATAAATTTTGCGAGAGGTATGGACTGTGGGCAGAAGACTTAGAATTACACTATGATATTAAAGAAAGTAGAATTGTTTTTCCTGTACAGGATGATGGCAAATTAGTAGATGCCGTAGGCAGATCTATTGATGATAGTGTTGTACCTAAATGGAAACGATATGGTACATATGCTGAAGGTTTTATTAGGGGTCAACATCAACTAGCAATAGTAGTTGAGGATGTTGTAAGTGCTTGTGTGATTGAAACTTTAGGGGCAACAGGTGTGGCTATATTAGGAACTACACTTAATGCAAATCACATTGAGGCTCTTAGAGGTTTTAAAAGAGTTATAGTTGCACTTGATCCTGATGCAGCAGAAAAGACTATTGCTTATACTAAAATGCTAAGAGCAAATGGAGTTCATACATTAGCTTTAAAATTACTTGATGATATTAAGTATAGGAGAGAAGAGGATATCGCATTTATAACAAATACAATAAAGGAATTTAATGGAACATTCACTACTAAAGAGTTTGCTAAGTAAGGATTTTTATGAGAGTACTAAAAATCTTTGCACAAGTAATTTATTCACTAAGGATTTAAGAAAGATTAAACAGGTAGTTGATAATGCAATGTCTGATTATCAACGTGACCTACAGCTAGACGAGGTTAAAGGTTTATTCTTTACATCTAATCCAACACTAACTACATCTCAAAAGCAACAGTTTAATTTATATTTTAAGCAGATAGATAATGCATCAGCCGTAGGCATTGATGTAGCTACTGACTTACTATCTAATTTAAACAGGCAGTATGTGGGAGAGGTTGTAGCTAATCTAGGATTTCAATATGTTAATGGGGATCAGACAACACTTGAACCTTTGAAAAATATTATTGAGAGTTACCAAGATAATTTTATGCCCTCTGTTAAGACAGACTTTGTGGACAATAGTGTTGAGGGTTTAATAGCTAGTGCTAGTAGTAGTAACAAGTGGCAGTTCAACATCCCCTCTTTGTTTCAGGGTGTCAATGGACTTGACAATGGGATGCTGTTTGTCATAGGTGCTAGATCAAATGTAGGTAAGTCTAGTTTCCATGCGACTCTTTGTGCTAGTCCAAATGGTTGGGCTAGTCAGGGTGCTAGGATTCTTATCCTATGCAATGAGGAAAAGCCTGAGAGAATAGCATCAAGATATATGACAGCCTGTACAGGTATGACTATGAAACAAATTATCAAGGACAAGAATGAGGCTCATAGATTGTATGATCCTGTCAGGGATAATTTAAAATTCTTAGATGCCACAGGTAAGCCTATGAGTTGGGCAGAGGCAGTAATAAAAAGTTACAAGCCTGACATAGTTGTCATGGATATTGGTAGTAAGTTTTCTGAAGAGGGAGCTAACACTAATAACCATGAAGCACTAAAAGCCAATGCAATTTATGCTAGGAATATAGGTAAGATGTATGGCTGTTTAGTTGTTTACTGCACTCAGTTATCAGCAGAGGCAGAGGGTAAGATTGTTTTATCCCAAGCTATGATTGAGGGTAGTAAAACAGGTCTAGCAGGAGAGTCTGATCTTATGATTCTTATTGCTAGGAATCCCCCTATGAACGATCAGACTGAAGACGATGGACTAAGGTATCTAAACATTGTCAAGAATAAAATATCAGGAGTTCATAGGATTGTTAATTGTGAGTTTGACTTTCATACAGGAGTATATTCATCATGAACTACATATCAGTATGTTCTGGAATAGAGGCGGCTACTGTAGCTTGGAATAAACTAGGGTGGAATCCTCTAGGTTTTTCTGAGGTAGATAAGTTTCCGTCTGCTGTTCTGCAACACCATTACCCAAACGTGCCTAACTTAGGTGACATGACTAACTACAAGGAGTGGAACATAAATGAATCAGTTGACCTTATTATCGGAGGAACACCATGCCAATCGTTCAGTATCTCAGGACTCAGGAAAGGACTTGAAGACCCAAGGGGAAACCTTGCCCTCACCTATATTGGATTACTTGACCACTTTAAACCCAAATATTTCATCTGGGAAAATGTCCCTGGAGTTTTGTCCTCTAACAAAGGAGAAGACTTTAGTTCCTTCATCAGGGCGGTTCAAGAAATCAGGTATGGGTTCGCCTACAGAGTTTTGGATGCTCAATACTTCGGAGTACCCCAAAGACGTAAAAGAGTCTTTGTTGTTGGATGTTCTTCAGGCGACTGGAGAAGTGCCGCAGAGATACTCTTTGAGTCCGAAAGCCTGTCGAGGGATACTGAGGAGAGCAGACAAAAGGGGAAAGACTCTACCAAAGAAACTAGAGGAAGCTCTACTACAGACAACAGGTGGCCTGCGAGAATAAGTAACACACTTGATGTAGCTTATCACGATAAGTTGGGGTTAGAAGATCAACATATAAATGCCGACTGTCCTAAGTTTGTACCTACTGTATATGAATCCCATCCTAATGATTCTAGAGTTACAGACATGGGAGAAACTTGTACAACTGTAACTGCTAGATGGGGTACAGGTGGTAACAATACACCTTTAGTAAAAGTTGGAGATATAACTGAGGAAGTTAAAGTTCGTAAACATAAAGTTGATATAGATAATCTACAACAATTGTTGAGAACTTGTAAATCCAACAGCAAAAAAACCAACAAACAAATAGCTGAAGAGTTATCTATACCTGTGACAAAAGTTGAGCATTGGTTTAGGACAGACTCTAGCTTTGCTATACCTTCAGATGATGTTTGGTTCGATCTAAAAAAATGTTTAGATATTAAAGATGATACATTTGATGATCAGATTATGGAGTTTGAATACAAGGATGGTGTATTTGAATCTAGCCAACGTGTTTATGATTCCACAGGTAAAGCACCTACTCTCACAGCTACGAATGATAAACAATTAATTCATCACAAAGAACCTATTTTAGGTGGTCAACATCCCAATGCTGCAGTTGGAGATGGAGTAGCTCCAACTTTAACTAATGCTATGGGTTCAGGTGGAGGACATATACCATTAGTAGCCCCTAAGTCTGTAATTAGAAGACTGACACCTGTAGAATGTGAAAGACTACAAGGGTTTCCATGTGGATATACTGAGATACCTTATAACAATAGACCTCATACACCTGACGGACACAGGTATAAAGCACTAGGCAATAGCATGGCTGTGCCTGTTATCAGATGGTTAGGCGAGAGAATAAATGGTATTGATGCTAGGAGCAAGGTAAGATATGTAGGTAGTGCTAATGCTTCAAGACAAAAGTTTGCCACAACAATGGGTACAAATTTAGGAGAAAAGAAAAATGGAACTAGTACTTGATGTTGAAAATACAACAACAACTAAAAACAATAAGTTACACCTTGACCCATTCGAGAGGGGTAATTCTTTGGTTATGGTTGGTGTTCAGTCATTGGTTGCTAAAAATCCATCCACTTATATTTTCGACCACATGGATACTACTAGAAATGATGATCTTATATCTAATAGGTATGCTGTTCAGGATTATTTAGATAAGACAACATTACTTATAGGACACAACATATCCCACGATCTATTATGGTTGTGGGAGAGTGGGTTTAAATATGAGGGTAAAGTATTTGACACTATGTTAGCTGAGTATGTATTACAACGTGGCATAACTGATAGACTAGGGTTGGGTAAAGTTGCAGAAAGGTATGAATGTGAAATCCAAAAAGAAGACACACTCAAAGACTATTTTAAAAGAGGATATAGTACAAGAGAAATCCCAAGACTCGAACTCGAAACCTACCTCCGACATGATATCGGTGCGACCAAGGAGGTATACGAGAAGATACAAAATAGATTGCAGGGAGTCGAGGATAAGGGTTTGTCTAAGACGATTGAAATAACTAATGAGGTATCTGTAGTCCTTGCTAGGATGT